AAGTACAGGGGGCTAGGCTAACGTCTAGCCCTCTTTTTTAGCACGCAACACGATAACAAATTTTACATAATCTTTTATGCCAGAAGACATAGACATTATAGTAGGCAAGCTAAAGCGCCGTGACCTAGTAGCATCGCCAAAGGTGCGGCGCAGTAGCTACAACGCAGCTAACGCAGAAACAATTAAACCCATCCTAGACAAGCTACTCAATGATCCAAAGGATGTCTTCGTACCATGTGACGGCACAGGCTACGCTGCCAACACACTATACGTTAAACTAAACGACGGCCTAAAGTGGCTCATGGACAACGACGATAAGGACAGCAACACGTATCGCCTACTGCGCACACAAATTTGCATACGCAAACTAACAGAAGGTTGTCTCATATACTTTAAGGAAGGGCTGCGCAAGCTGCGCCAGCAAGACTTGAAAGTTAAAGAGTTGGAGATCGCCACGAACGATAGCATAAAGTGGCGGCATGACATACTCACATGGTTGCAGTCTGCGCGGGACGGTGAGATATTCTCACGTGAGAACATAGCCATCAGCGAAGACGACAAGCGCTGGGTTTATGATACGCTATCTGACTCTGCACCAGACGCAGAGGTAAAATTCAGCGACGTTGGCATTAAAATTCTACGCTAACATGGAACCAGATTCCCTCATGGGCTTCGTGTTCTTTATGATACTTGTAGTTTACATATTACACACAGAATCCGTCAAGCGAAGATGACTATAGAAGAACTACTAAACTGCGATGTAGCTGCGCTGGAGCAGATGACAGACGATGACTTAGCGAAACACTTTGCGCCATACCTCGTCGTTTGCAACCCACCAGAACATGAACCAAACGTAGTTAACATAGGAAAACCCAAGCGAAAGAAAGCAGCCAAGAAGAAAGTAAAAGAAAAGTTAGCAGATCAGATGCGCGAACTTGCAGATCTTCACGGCGTAGACCTAGAGAAAATAAACCTACCAGCAAACCTCCAATGATACAACTAACCTTACACAAAACCAAAGATAAACGATACATCATAAAGCTCGATGCCTCACTATACAGTCAGAGCGCGTGTGCGCGTAGGATGTACTACCTCGGCGCACGCGGACTAGTCTACGGTACAAAGTCTTACAAGATGGAGTACGGCACAGCGTTTCACAAAGCGCTACAAGAGTATTACACAACAGGCGACACCAAGAAGGCAACTGAAGTAGCCCTTGAACATTACTGTCAGCCAGACAACGTTGTACCTGACAACGACTTCCGTGACGCAGGACACCTCGCTGCTACGTTACACCAGTATTTCACAAACTACGAGAAACTCGACGGCTTAAAGGCTGACATAGGTGACGACGGCCCATTGCTAGAACAGCGCTTTGCCATCCCGTACGACACAGACGGCGAGCGCATTGACGTTGTGTTGTGCGGCACAATAGACATGATCGGCACACTCAACGGTATGCCAGTTCTCGTAGACCACAAGACAACATCCCTCTCTGCCGTAGACAGGTATCTTGATAGCTACTACAACTCACCGCAGATGATGATGTACACCATGATTTACAAACACCTGTTCCCTGACGAAGACCGCGCAGTTGTAATCAACGGCATCTTCCTATCACGTAGCGGACGCAACAAGTTCCAGCGCTCCACACTCATAACATTCCCACAGCACGTACTCGCAGAGTTTGAGAACCACGTACGGGAGACAGTCGTAGCTTTCATGAGTGGCCTGCGCCGTGTCATAGACAACAACGAAGATGCAGAGAACGTCTTTCTACCGAACTTCACTTGCTGCCAAACAAAGTTTGGTGAGTGTAACTTCTCACCTGTCTGCACAACGCCCCGCGCAGAAGACCGCGAGACTATCATAAGCTCACTCTTCTCCACAACCAACACATACGATCCACTAAACTTTCAGAAGTGAACGATCAAGAAATAAAACTACGTGCGCTATCCGAGTTCACACGTGAAGCGCCGCGCAAATTTGACGCAGGTTCTGCGGAACATAATCCAAAGGGCGATAAAGGTTTGTGGCGTATGAGTACGGCACAGCTCATACGCGCACAGAAAGAAGAGCAGATAGATATGTGGCACTACACCGTCACGTTAGAACATAAGATAAAGGAGCAAGACGCTCTCATAATACAACTAAAACATACAATAGCAAACAAGCACAATGAGTGATATAAACAAAACACCAAGCTACTTCAGTAAAGAAAATACCGAAGTTCCTATGGAAAAGAAGATTGAAAAGCTAGCGGTGTTCGCTAGCACAGTTAACCAAAACGTACAAATCGTTGAAGAGCAGCTTATAAAACGTATTGAAAAGCTAGAACAAGCACAATGAGTAAAGCAATAATAGGTATCGTAGGTGGTAGCGGCACGGGCAAGTCCACGTCGCTACGCAACCTGCCGCCAGATAAAACATACATAATAGATCTTGAGCGTAAGGGTATGCCCTTCCCCAAGAAGTTCCCGTACACAGCGTCCTGCTCCAGCGTTAAGGAGTTTAATGATGCGTTAAAAGATGCCCTTGCAGACGAAAGCTGCGAGGTCATAGTCATCGAGTCGTTCACAAAGTACGTTGAGATACTCCATACACTAGCAGACAGATCTTTCAAAGGATTTGATATATGGAACTTCTACAACCGTGAGATTCGCACCATGCTAGACAAGGTTAAGAACGATCACGCTGTTGTGATATTCACGGCGGTTGATGAGATAGTGGAGCTGGTACAGCCAAGCGGCAATACGTTTAACGTGCGCCGCATTAAGGTGCAAGGCAAGCAACACGCCGGTAGCATAGAGAAGGAGTTCCTTATGGTACTGTTCACAGAGGTTAAGCGCGACAAAGAGGGCAACACACGCTACGTCTTCCAGACTAACAGCGACGGCATCACCTCCGCTAAAACCCCAATGGGTATGTTTCCTGAGTCATACATAGACAATGACGTTAACGCAGTCATAGAGGCTGCAAAAAACTACTACGACAAATGATAATGAACAAAGAACCGTGGCCAAAAGATGGGCTATACATCGACGAACTGATTAACACGCTCGTAAACTTCTACGAGAAGCCGGACAATTCACTAAATTCTTCTAGCGAGTGGAAAGAAAACTTGAAGAACAAACTGTTAAAGCTAAAGGAAGCAGCGGCCAACGCTAACGTAACAACGGTTGACGACTTGACGATGTACTTACATGAAAGATACTAAAATGATAGCTAACAAAGCAGAGTACGCAGAGTACAAGGACTTCATGACCCGCGTTTGCCGCATAGCAAACTCTGAAATTGACGACCTTGTTAAAACACTTGACGTTACAAAAGATCAAGCTATTGGGCTGTATCAGATTGTTCTGATAGACCGTATGATAGCTTCTGTAGCAAATACAATTTCCAATAATGATGGCGCATCAAATGCGTCGGCTGGCAAAATGGACTTGGCTAGCGGAAAGAAAGAAAAGAAGTCTTCAACATAAACTAAGAAGTCATGGCAATTATTAACCTAGACGAAATTGCAGATGGGGCGCGTCCTTATCTGAAGAAAGACACGTACTCCGCACGCATTATGAGCGCGGAGTTCACGACAAGCAAGGCCGGTGCGCCTATGATAATGATGCAATGGGAGTTAGTAGCTCCTGAATCCGTGGAAGACACAAAAGGCAATGCCGTACGTATTGCTGGTCTGCAATTCCGCGACTACCTCTCGTTCAGCGAGAAGGCTATAGAGATTACATTGCGCCGTATCAAAGGTTTGCACAAAGCGTTAAAACTCTCACCAGAGTTTGAAACAAACGCAAAAGAAGACGCACCACCAAGTGCGTGGAACCCCGACGTAGCTCAGTATGCTGGTTTAGCTGCTGACGTTACGATAGAAACTGACCAACAGGCACAGACAACTGAGGACGGCTCTCCCGTTCTCAATGGCGACGGCGACCCAGTTATGAATAATAACTACCGCCTTAAGCGCGTGTTGCGGTTGAACGAAGAGCATACACTAGAGCCGGGAGGCTACTAAGATGTTTGTTGGGCGTAGTGGTACTCGGCAGCTATTAAGATGTTGCGGAAGTTTTATTTCATTACTTCTCATTGATCGCCACTACGCCCTCTTAATTCTGCTAGGCTAGGTAAACTGTTTCTCATGGTTTGCAGTTTTTAATACGGCTGGTTGTCCGTGACTAGCCTAGCACTTTTGTTTTAAAGGAGATGCCAGAAACCGTAAGATACGCACTAGCACAGTTGCCGTACAAGGGGCTTACTATAATACTAGGTAAGCCCTCGCGCTTTGATCGCGTGGAGTTACTTAGCGGTTACGCTGGACAGATTTTTAGTAACGCTCTCATGTTACCAAGACAGTCTTGTGATATAATGTTAGCTGACGCACTAGAAAACGGCGAGTGTAGCATACGGCCCAAAACAAAAGTTATCCTCCTACTGGGCCAGAAGGCACTAGACCTGTACAAAACAGGAGTTAGCATAGCAGAGCAGCGCGGCTGTCCTTGGGTGAACAACGGTGTAACGTACATCTCCACACTTGAGCCGCAAGATGCAATTGACCGTCAAGCATACTTCAACGCTAACGACACAGCAGACGGCAAGGGCGGAGATGACAAGGGCCATCACGGCAAAACAAAAAGAATAAACCGTAGGTTCTGGCTGGCGCGGGACTTAAAGAAAGCTGTTGGCTACCTTACTGTGCCGCCCATCATAGTCAAAGCAGACCACATCTTATGGCCCCGCGCCGACGAAGTTATCAAGCTGCTCACTTCCGCGAAAGGCAAAACACTTTACTTCGACATAGAAACTAACCGTAACCTAGAGATGACCTGCTTTGGTTTCTCATTCGACCACACCCGCGCATGGTGTGTGCCGATGGTAACATCACCGATGGCAGGGTACTACTACGAAGACACACCACGTGTGCTACGCGCC